GCGGCAGAGACACCATTTAATTTTACGCAAGGTTTACCAGAATATTCATTTCAAGATGCAACCAACCTGCCTGCATTACCAACTGACTTTGAAGATACCAGAAAGCAGGTAACAAAATCTGTTTTTGACAGACAGTTGGGATTGCTACAGCCAGAGTTTACAAGACAAAAAGAAGACTTAGCACAGAACCTTGCTAATCGTGGAATACCTATTGGCTCTGAAGCTTATAACCAGGCAACAAACAGATTAGATACACAACAGTCTGAACAAACACAGAGACTTGCACAGGCTGCCGATGTTGCAGGAGGTGCAGAAGCTTCAAGAACATTTGGATTGACCTTGCAAGCAAGAAATCAAGCTATAGCTGATCAATTAAGAGCAAATGATTTAAGTAACATGGCAAGACAGGCACAGCTTAATGAACGTATTGGATTAAGAGGACAGGGTTTTAATGAACTAGCAGCCTTGTTAGGTGGCCCACAAATACAGCAACCGACTTTCTTTGCTCCAAGTGCGGTGAATACAATCGGTGCAAATCAGTTGGCTCAGAGTGCGGCAGCTAATGCATTTAATCAGCAGATGGCAAATCAATCATCAAATCTTGGAGGTTTGTTTGATCTGGCAGGGTCACTCGGCTCTGCATTTATATTGAGGTAAAGAATGACAACAGCATTAACAACAGGGCAACTTACACCAGAGATGAGACAACAGTTTTTAAATTTGTCACAACCTCAACAACAAGCAGTTTTAAATAGATTACCAAATAGTCTATCAGCAGCAATGCTAAGAATGTCAGCACCAACTATCAATGCACAACCATTAGCACAGCCCATGCAACAGCCAATGGCACAACCTATGACACAGGGGCAAGGGCCATCATTTAGGTTTCAAAACCTTAATCGTGCTTTTCAGCTAGACCCAAGAAACACACTTGCTAATACCTTAATGCAACAAGGCATGAGAGGTGGCCCAGTAAGAACACCATTAGAAGGTATAGGACGGCTTTCTCAATCGCTTGTGGCAGCGATGCTTCAGAAAAGGGGATTGGATAGACTTGAACAACAGGAAACTGCAAGACAATCTGATTTACAAGCACAACAGGATGCTATAACAGCAACACTACCACCTAACTTGCAAAGTATGTTTACAGGCCCTGCAACAGCAGAAAGTTTGGCATCTGTACAACAACTTAACTTGCAAAAACAGTTAGCACCTACCAGTGAGTTTGCAATACAACAAACACCTCAAGGCAGTGTATTTGGAGTAAGAGAAACAGATGCTTTTGGCAATGTTACATTTAAACCAAGCGGACAGCAAACAACGCAAAGACCTGCTGCACCACCTAAACCTAATATTATAACTCTTATAAATAAAGATGATCCTAATGATGTTGTTACAGGTGATGTAAATTCAGAGCAAATTAAAACTGCACTTGCAAGTGGTAAATCTTATACAAGACAAACATCAGGAACAAATATTAATATAAATCAAGAAGCAGAAACTGAGTTTGAAAAAGAGGCAGCAAAACAGGCAGTAGCACAACTTGGCAAATTAAGAGAACAATTTTTCCAAGACGCAGAATTAGAAAACAGATTAGATATCGCTGAAAGTTTGTTAGAAGGTGGAACTGAAACTGGCCCATTCACAGAAGTAACTATCGGACTCAGAGGTGCTTTGAAGCAACTTGGTGTTCTAAATGATGAGCAAGTACAGAATTTAACTAATCAAGAAGTTTTAAGAACATCATTTAATTATCTTATTCCAAGACAGAGAGTACCAGGCTCAGGTGCAACATCAGATTTTGAAGCAAGATTATTTAGTCAGGCAACAGCTAATCTTGCAAATACTTCAGAAGCAAACTTAATTTTAATAAAAGGTTTTCAAGCGTTAGTTGAAAGAAAGAAAAAGATTTTTAAAGAAATGGAAAAATATGCACGTCAAAATAAAAGTTTATTAGAGGTTGCTGATTTTATTGACGAAACAGTACCTCCTGCATTTAAGGTTTACAACACTGATAATCAATTTGATGATGCTGTTGAAAAAGGAGAACTAAAAAAAGGTGATCTGTATTTCAATGGAAAATTAGGAATTTTTGACTTTTACGAGGGATAAATGCCATTACCAACAGAATCTAAAAATTATACATCTGTTAGAACAACTGGAGACGTTGTAACAGATTTTGCAAGAGCAGCAGGTCAAGGTTTGACACTTGGATTTGGTGACGAAATAGAAGCAGTTGTAAGAGCAGGATTTGACAGAAACAGGTCTTACTCAGATATTGTAAAAGATGTCAGAAATCAGATATCAGATTTTAGAAAAAGAAACCCTGCAAGTGCTATAGGAACAGAGATCGCAGGTGCAATACTTCCTACCATAGCTGCACAGTTTATTCCAGGTGCAGGACAAACAGCATCAGTAGCAAATACAGCAAGATTAGCCAACATTGCCAAAGGTGCAGGTCTAGCAGGAGCAGAGGGCTTAGTGTATGGAGTTGGTACTGCTGAGGGTGGTTTAGGAGAAAGATTAACTAATCCAAACACAGCTATATCTGGTGCAACAAGTGCTGTATTAGGTGGAGTAGTCGGTGGATTAGCACCAAAAATAACAGACGAAGCAAGAGAACTTATCCAAAAAGGTGTTCCAGTAACACCTGGTCAAGCTGTTAAAGGTTCAACATTAGGCGGTACAACATTATCAAGACTAGAAGAAGCTACTGGTAAAAATGTATTTTTCTTGGGTGATGCAATCACAGCGGCACAGAAAAATGCACAGGAAGGTTTTAACAGAACAGCAGTACAAGAAGCATTAGAGGGTATAAATGTTGTTGTTCCTAAAAATATTTCTGGCAGAGAGTTGATTGCTTTTGGACAAGATACTTTGGAAAAAAAATATAATACCTTACTTCCAAAGCTTTCAATTAAAGACTCAGAAACCTTTAGTGGTGCAATAGCAAATGTTTTAAATGGTGTTGATGATGATATCAGAGAAGGCATTACAAAAAGAATAAACAAAGTAATTATTAACAAAATTAAACCTGCTCCTGTTACAGCAGCTTTAGATGGTAAAACTATCAAGACTTCACAGACAGAACTTAGACGTATTATTACAAGATTGCGTAGGGAAGGCACAGAAGAAGCATTGAGAAAAGCAGATGCCTTTGATGATATACGTTTGACAATCAGCCAACAGTTACAAATGGAAACACCAAAACTGGCAAAAGAATTAGCTGAGTTAGATCAGGCTTATGGCCTTTTTGAAATAGTAAGAAACGCATCTATTAGAAGAAAATTAGATGGTGACTTTACACCTGGTGATTTGCTACAGGCTTCTGCAAAAAGTGACATAACTAAAAGACAATCTAAGTTTTCTAGAGGTGAAGCTAGGATGCAAGGTTTGGCACAACAAGCACAGGATGTTATAGGCAATACAGTTCCTGACAGTGGTACATCACAGAGAATATTAGCATCTTCTGCTATTGGCTCATTGGGTGAATATGCTTCTCCAGGTGTTCTTAGTTCATCTTTACCACCTGTAGTTGCAGGAGGACTAGCATACTCACAACCAGTATCACCTGTAACAAGAAGCTTACTTGGCAGTGGTATTCAACAAGGCGGTATGGCAGCAGCACCAGTTGCAGGTGCTATGACAGCAGATGATATTAGGCAAATGTTGGCTGATAGGTTGCGTAACAGGTAAAATCATGGACATGGAAAAACTAAGACAGCAACTCATCATTGATGAGGGTGTAAAGTATGAGGTGTATCTTGATCACCTTGATCTCAAGACTGTAGGTATAGGTCATCTATGCAGAGAAGATGAGCCAGAGTTTGATCAGCCTGTAGGCACTCAGGTTGATGAAGATAGATGCACAGAACTGTTTGAAGAAGATATTAAGTCAGTCATTAAGGACTGTAAGAAGGTCTTTGAAGATTGGGAAGATATGGATGAAGAAGTCAAACAAGTTATGGCAAACATGATGTTTAATTTAGGACTGCCAAGATTTAGCAAGTTTAGAAAAATGATTAATAATATTGATAACAAGAACTTTGCAAAAGCTGCAGAGGAACTTCGTGATTCCAGATACTATCGTCAGGTCACTAACAGAGCAGAGAGGTTGGCTACAAGATTGGAAGCAATAACGTGACCCAGAAAAAGTTACAGAAAAAATCTGTGTTCAATGAATATGATGAAGATGGTGATGGCGTTGTAACTGATGAAGAACTATCTCATGTCAAAGAAATAAAAGAAACAGAGTCAAAACTTAGAAAGCAGATCGCACAGCTTAGAATGGCTAGATATACATTGATAGGCATGGGTGTATTTACTGCTGCAATGTTTTTTATGCCAGTAGAAAAGATCAACGCATTATCTGATATCAGCAATCTTTTATATATATCTGGTGCAGGTATTGTTGGCACTTACATGGGTACAACAGCCTGGATGGCAAGAAAATAAGTGACATGGCTATTGGTTGTTTTTCTTTCAGGTACAGTACAGGAAAGTGTGTACTTCAGTGATCTGGATTCGTGCCTTAGAATTGCACAGAAGATTAGATCACAAAACCTCGACTACTCACTCGCAGGAGACAGCAGGATATGGGTCAAAGCTTATTGTGTTCCTAAATCTGTTCCTAACAAAACTGAAGATAAGTGACCGAACTTGAAGAAAAAGTTTTGATGCTAAAGATGCGGATAAAGAAACTTAAAAAAGACTTGCATGAAATACTAGAACACAAAACAGATGGAGACAAAGCTGTATTGGTCTTTGATCATAAAGATCCTCATCTAAAAGTAAAAACCAACAAATAAAGTTATGAGGGATGGTTGTTTAATTTAAACTTAATAAACTTAATTAAATTAATAATTGCTAATATTAATCTGCAATTATCCCTCGCCAAAC